CCGGGATTAGACTTTGTGTTGACCTTGAACTGCTCAATATTGAGGGCCTTTCATAAAGAAAGGTTTACTCATATCTTTAAGGAACTGAGTTCCAAATCGATTGTAGGCAGTTTGAGACTCTTTAGTAGGTTGTTTATAAACATACCAGAGAGCCTCTACCTCATGCAAAACCTTATAAGCCTTCTCCAAAGTGACCATCTGAGTCTTAGCATGATAGACTAGAAGAGATTCTACTCTATCCTCTAACTCAAACGGATCAATGACTTCGCTATTTCGATCATCGATAATAGCATCTTCCAATCACCCTTGAATAGGGGCGAGGAAGATTTCGTCTTTGACACTAGGGGAAACTAAAGACTTAGCCCAAGATCTAGTTAAGTCAGAACATTGTTCTGATAATAATCTAATCTTGTAGAGAGCGTCTTGGAGAACTCCGGCAACAATAAGTTGCTCAGATTCCTCAAACCACTCTTGACGGTTTTCGTCTTTAGAAAGCTTAAAATCAGTACTAGATCTTGTAATGAGATCTCTAGCGAAAGCCATTAATGAACGAGTGGGGACGGAAAAATTTTCCGACTCCATGTCTCATAAACACCCTTTATTAGGGTCTACGAGACTTTTCATTAAAATACTGTGCTCTATGTTTTTACATAGACCCAGTAGGCTAAAGCTAGCAACCATTAAGGAGAAATCCTTAAACATAAACCCCGGTTTAAAATTATTTAAAACGGTGGCTATAGTCTGAAGATTATTCAAGTATCCCTTCTCAATTCAAGAATAAACACTGTTTATTCGTGAACTAAGGGAGACACAAGAATTTATCTGGGAGTAGGTTACCCCACTCACCAGTTTTCCTCCAACGACAGTACGCTTCGCAAATTCAAACACTGGAAGGTCATGAGAAACAATAGACTTGGAGAGATTAATCTCCATTCCTATCGATTTCATTACTTCTAGGTAAGTATTTGCAAGGGCCGTATCGAAGATGACAATGTCATCCCCGAGAACCTCATATCTTTCTTCCCAATCTCAGTTACCTGTAACTAAGAAAGAGCAGTACTGCATTATTCAATGATGAGTAATAGCTAATCCTGCTCAGGAAGAAAGACATCCCATAGGCGTACCGACAGCATATCTAAATTTATGATCTATATCAAGCTCAAATTTTGCTCGATTATAGGCGTTGAAAGAGAAATCTCTTTCAACCATAACCTTAGTTCATGCTGCGGCTAGCCCAGGTATCTTAAACAGTCCTTCAAAAATTGAAGCTGTAAGAGATACAGGTAATCTGTCAGTAGCAGCGCTAAGGTCAAAGCTATACGCTTTGCCTGCAGCTGCAGCTTTAACGGTAGATCTAGTTACAGACGCATCCTGATCAAATGTTCCGTCATTAGGAAGCTTCCTCAAAATGTTAAACAAGGCCTTATGCAAAGGCTTCATTACACTTTGAGAAACAGAATCAATTAGAGCAAAAACTCTAACTTTTCCTGCGGCTTCTAATTTTACAGCTAATTGGCCAAATGGTGTACTCATGGAGCTCTTGAAGAGTAAAGACTCTTCAGGAAGCATCTCAATGATCTCTCTAGCGTCATCCAGACGCTGAAGAAATCGTAAGGTATTCCATTTGTTACCTATAACTTTTAAGTAGTTTAATAAATTAAAATACACCTCACCTCCCTTTGGATCAGACAATAATAAATATATGTCGGACAGCAATCCTCGTGATGAATTAACATTACTAGGAGAAGCTTTTCCAGAGAAGTGAAAAGTTGTAGGTGCCAAATTACTGTTATCTGCCATAGTAAAGATTTCTAAAGATCACGGCCATTTCAAGGCCGAGGTCTTCAGACTTTCTAGAATGGTCTCAGACCCTGTATAAGGGCCCAAGATCGTTTCTATTTTCAACTGACCTGGTATTTCTAATACCCGATACAGCGAAAATAAACTATGTCAGAAACGGATCATATGGATGTTTCCTCGTCTCATCTCATGGCGATCTCCTCTATTAATAATAGAAGGACAACCATTGATAACTCGAGGGAGAGGTAAATTAGGTTCTAACTCACGAAGAGTTTTAACCGAATTATTTCCAAGTCATTTTTGCAACGCAACCGCACAGGCCTTCATTCACTTCACAGTGAACTTAGAACCATGGTGCTTATTCAGCTTAACAATAAACTGAATATAGTTGTTTGCAATCACTAGTCTATCCCGGATACGACCAGTTCTGTCAAAACTAAGATAAATAATCTTAGGTAAGGCAGAAACCAATCTGGATCAAGTTTTCACCTGATCCACTGGAAGTATAGAAGTCGACAATACATATTTAAGTTTAAAGTTTAAAATAAATTTTATACTTTTCATGTTAAATTGTTACTGACGGTTAATCTGTACGATAAACTCTCGTTACCTAAAGGCTACCACGCCTACTAGGAATAAGGTTTAAAGGAAGGAGTAGTTTTCTACTCTTCAGACGATACTTCTACTTGGTTATTCCCGAAGGGACCAAACTTTTGGCACCCAGGTAATACTAAGTGACCCTAAATGAAGAACTTGTTTCATTGTAGGATAAGCTTATCGGACCCAGCCTAAGGGTTCTATAAGAATAAATTCTCAAGAAAAATC